CACGGCGCAGTGATTCACGCGCTAAAGAACCTCTCTTACCGCATTTTGCTCCACAGAAACCGAAAGATGGAGCGGGATTTGCGCTTTGTCGCGAAAGAATTGAAGTGCGCCGAGCTGGCTGAATCTCTGGAAATAAATATCCATGACCATGCAATTGTGGCGGGGAAGGCGTGAGTGGGCATTCGCATAGAGGTAAAGCAACCGATCCCAAGCCTCAACCGGCTATTGTCATTGGGGCCGTGGGCAAGGAAGAAGCTGAAGGAAGAAATCTTCAAAGAAATCTGGTACGCATTACTAGCTACCGATGCCGACTCCTCGACCCTGACAACCTTGCTGGCGGCTGCAAATACGCCATCGACGCGATCCGGAAAGCGAAAGTCATCCCAGACGACAGGGAGGAAGACATCCGGCTTGAAATCTTCCAAGTCAAAACGAAAACGCGCAAAGAAGAGAAGACGATAATCGAGGTGGAATGATGACACGCTGGGACTTTGCCGATTGGGAGCTACACGATGCACCGCGCAACCAGTGTCCGGATTGCGGCACTCTGCGATGGCATGAGGCCGGAAGCAGTAATTTGTTGCCGTGCCATAGCTGCGGCTTCGGGGAACCTGAACCGGAACCCGATGCCGATGCCTACGAATAAACCAGGAACGATAAGCCAATGGGAAAACATAGCCAGAAAACTATTAGTAGTGCCGGACAAGGAAGTGAGCCGCTCGGAAGTGGACAGTGTGCTGATCGGGATAACGAGAAGCAAAGACCGCTGGCTGAAGGAGAGGCTTCAGGAGAAACGCCTACGAGCATGGACGGCATCAATTACGAAGAGATAGAGATATATCACAAGGGGTTCAAGTGCGGCTACCGCTTGGGGTACAAGCAAATGAAAGACTTTTACGAAGCCAAGATTGCTGTCTTGGAAAAGCAAGTGGAACATTGGAAGGAGTTAGCAAAGAGATGAGCTTACTTAATCAAGCAGCCGTCCAGAAAGAGGCCTTGGAGACTGCAAAGAGGTACAAGAAAGACGTAACGCAGATTAGCCAAGATTGGAAAGATGACTTGGAACAGGCAGTTCGCATGATGATTTTCAGGAAGGTGATGGCGCACCGGAAAGGTAAGACGCTGAAGCCATGATTTTAACGCTGGAAATCCCCCCGCTGGCAAAGCAGTACGCCCTTTTATTCCTAGAACAGAATAACATGGGTAAGCGGGGGCATTTTGACGGCAACCTAGAGCAGCAATTCACCGGCTTGCTCGGTGAAATCTGTTTCAAGAGGTTAACTGCCGGTCACTGGCCTTCCCTGAAGGGGGGTTATGATGGCGGATTTGATCTGGAGCTAGAAGGAAAGAAAGTGGATGTGAAAACAATGGGGCGCAACGTCCTTCTTGCTCCGGAGTTCGTTCACAACTTCGTTTTAGCTCAATCGCACCTAGATGCTGACCTGTTGGTGTTCCAAAGTTACATCAAAAAGACGAACATCTTGGAGGTATGCGGCTGGATAGATAAAGACGATGCTTTAGCACTGGGCGAAGTGCTTCCTAAAGGCTCTGTAAGGACGCGCAGGGACGGTTCCACCTTCACAACTGCCTCTGACTTACTAGAGGTCTCACAAGGCTTTCTGAAGCCCTTTAAAGGGCGTCTGGCATTCAATTTAGAAGCTAGTGAACTCACTGGCCCGATGTTCCCCCAACCTGTTTATGAAAGTTAGAATATTATGAATGAAAAGTTATTTAAGATGCCCCTTTATGTGAATGATTTCATCGCCTCAACTATGGTGATGAGTGCCGCCGAGCGCGGGGCTTATATCAGCCTACTTTGTCATGCTTGGATTGATGATGGACTGACTTCGGACAAGGCAAAACTCGCCAGATTGGCTGGATGCGATCGCATAGACTTAAAGGTTGCACTGGAAAGATTCTATTTGGATGAGTCTGGAAGATACCGGCACAAACGCATGGAAGAAGTGCGAAATGAAGTCATGGAGAAACGCAATAAGCTCACAAAAGCAGGGAAAAAGGGAGCAGAAGCACGCTGGAAACCGCATAGCGATGGCATATCCGATCGCAAGGTAAATCGCAATGCGATCGCTATGCCAGTTAAAGTTAAAGATAAAGTTAGTAATACTACTATTACTCCTACTACGCTTTCGGTTCCCGAAAGGATAGGGTTGGAGAATGGATTGAAACTCATTTCTGAAGAAATCAAAACCATCCTAGCCAAAGCTGGAAGGAACGCTTGCGGGGAAGTTATCTCTTGGGGAAACGACGACGACCCTGAAACCCTCCGAAGCCTTCGCTCCCGCGAGCGCGAGATCAAACAACAGCTCATCGGCTTCTCCCCCCGCGAGCGCGAGGAACCCATTCCTCAAGGCATGGGGGAGCTTGCAAGCGGGATAGCTGATGAGATGCGACTCTAGGCATGGTCTTATTCGCCCCTAGAAGGCCCGTGGGGGCGTTTATTGTGTCACTTGGTGATACAGTGGCGGGCGGGCAATTAGGATGCGTTAGAGAGCGTTTTAGGGGCTTTTAGGAATCAGTTATTCAAAGCCCAAGTCAAATCTAGCTTTTAGCTTTTCCATTTCCTTGCAATGATAAAAAATCGCGGCTTGCGTTTCATCCAACCACTCCAATCTCGCCGCCACTTCCACCGGCTGTTCGCAACCCAGTTTACCCCCGCGAGTGTTCCATGCATTAATCACCAAGGTCCAACCAGCGCCCGAAGTGGAACCGGTGTGAAGCATTTGGCAATCTTCATTCGCGCAATGGATAACGTACTCCGGCCCATCCCAAAACTCTGCCTTGTCCAAGGTCATTGTTTCGGGCGCACTACCGCAGAAAGGGCAGGGCAATAAATCCGCTGCCATATTTGTCTTTTTGGTTTTCATAATTTCCCCTTTCACCCAGAAAGGGCCGACCGCTCGCGCAGCCGACCCGACTAGGATTCCCCCAGGACGGGGGAAAGGGGTTAATTGCTTGCGCTCATTGATGAGCCGATAATTTCGGACACTTCGCGCTCGGAAAGCCCTTTGTCGGCATTTTTCTTGGCCGCGTGTTTTTCCGCCTTGTCCAAAGTGTCCCCCCAGACCCAGGGTTGGCTTATAGGATGACCGTCTCCCAGCAATGGCGCGTGACCGGCTTCATTTTCGGTCACTACGCTAGGAACGTATCCCCCATGCTTGTCAGGGTCTTGGCTGGGGTTGATGTAATAGCAACGTCTATTTGTCTTGTTTTTCATAAGGTTATTTTTACTGGTTTTTTAGTTTGGGTTAAAGGGGATTTATGCGCGACATAATCGCAAACGTCCCCGCCTAGGCTTGTCGCCTCATTGCTCCATGAAAAGTATTGCTCCCCGCAATCTACGAAATGCGGGTTGCCTTCACTTTCCAGCCATTGGTCAATCGTTGCTTGTTCGCTTTGCTCTGGGCTGTCTTGGCATTTGTCAAGCAACCCGCTTGCGTCCCCGTTTATGAGGTAGCTTGCCCAATACGCGGGCAATTTGTATTCAATAGTTTCAATATTCATAATTCTAATAAGTTAAGTTTTGTTCCTGGTGGAATATACGTTGCCCTGTGGGGCTTGTGATATGGTAAATGGCCCTTGTGCGGGGGTCATAGGCGCACAATTCCCCGCGTCGGATTGAGTAGCCGGTTTCTAGGCAACGGCTAATAAATCGCGCTTTTATTACGCGGGGGTCTGTTATCGTTTGAAAGCGGGTTAACATTGGTTTGCCTCCGTTGCTTTGGCTATTGCTTTGCGTGCTTTCATGGCGATAACTCCGAGCGTTGCCTCTTCTAGCCCGTCAACCATTGATTCACATTCACCCTGAATTTCGGCCAATGCCTCCAGCATTTCCGGCATCAACGCGTCCCGTTTCACGCGGTCAATGTGCATTTCCGTATTGGGCAAGCTATAGCTCTGGAAAACTATTCCCCCGCCATATTTTTTTGTGTGGTATTTTCTGCCGCCAATCTTATTTGCCAGCTTTACCGCGTCTGGGTAATTGTCAGCAAAGTTCAGGAAATGGATCACATAACGCGGGTTTCCGTTTATATCCGAATCAAGGCGCGTCCAATCGTATTTAGTACGGCTCATTATTCCGCCTCCCTGTTTTCATTGTGCCAATCAATTTGCGCTTGAATGGCTTTTGTAACCTTGGCTTGCTGTTTCCTGGGCAATGCTCTCCACGCCTTTACCGCGTAGGGTTGCGGGCAATTATGGTCAAAGAGCGCAACGTGCTGCGCCAACCAAGCGCAGCGATTCATTCTTTTATTTTGGGCAATCTCATTGGCAATTTTGCCAACCCAAAACCCGTAATTTTGGGCAAGGATTAGATTAACCGAATTTGCCAGCCATTCCGCGTCATTCAGCTTGGCCGTATAATCGGCCATTGCCTCCCGTTTTACTGCTACGGGTTGCGCGTTG